CGCTGAAGTCTATCACAGAACAAACGAGCCCTGTCACAGATACGTTTAGTAATGTACAGTCCACAGTTGGAAACGTTCAGAATCAGTTCAACTCTATTCAGCGTTCGATAACGCGTAATCTTGATAAACTGATCCGCAACCCTGCAATGCTTGCACAACAGACAATGCGCCTTATTCAAACACCTGGTAGAAGTTTTGCATCGTTAACGTCGCGTTTCAGTCGTTACAGAGGAATTATCAACGGGATTCTTGGAAGCGGTACGGCAAAGCCTGGTGTCGGTAATAATAATTCATTAATCAATAGTTATTATCTGAATGATCTGTTTGCCGTCGGTGCCGTGTCTGGTGCTGCCGTGTCTTCTGTGAGTAGTTCAATTACGCCTGAGTCGATATCATCCAGCGCGGGTGAAGTGCTGCAGAGTAGATCGGAAACTCTGAGCGCTGCGGATGAGATCTTATCTATGTTGGACGATGTGACCGTTTGGCGTGAGAATAATTCAGAAGCTCTTAGTCTTATTGATACAGGAGAGACGTATCAGGCAATGCACAATGTAGCGACATTGGCGGCCGCGTCACTGGTGCAATTGTCGTTTGGACTCAAACAGGAACGTTCAGTGGTCTTGACGGAATCAACATCGATGATAAATTTAGAGTTCATTCTTTACGGGACAGTATATGAAAATCTTGATCTGATGATAAAGTCAAACAACCTGACAGGTTCAGAAATCTTAGAACTACCTCGAGGTAAAGAAATACTGTACTACGTATAAAAATATATTTATCCGCTGATTACGCAGATTAACGCAGATAGAAAATAGTTTTTAGGGTTTCCTAAATAAATAATCAGCGTTTATCAGCGTAATCTGCGGATAAAAAGGGTTTAAATGTCAGTCTATAAAACACAACAATTTGAGACGTTTGGGGATATAGCACGGAAGAATTTTGGTAGTGAGGATAATGCTCACCTTATTCGTGAGGCAAATTCGCATATTGCTAATAGTCCTGATAGCTCAGGCGTTCTTGGTGTGCCGGCTCTTGTCGACGTGTTTATCCCGGATCTTATTCCAGTAACCACCGCCCCGAATCCGACTAATCCTGATGAAATGACACTTACGGTAAACGGTCAGCAGGTTAAACACTGGAGTTCAAATACTCTCAGACGTGGTATAGGTGAACTATCACAGGTTAGCTTTGTTATCCCTTTTGATTCATTTAATGCCGATGTGCGCGCGTTGTTTCGGCCTTTTACATATCGCCCTGTTGAGTTGTTCATAGGATCAGAGAAACAATTCAGCGGAACTATGATCAGTCGTAATCCGCAGGTTGACCCGAATAAATCTGTTTTGAGTTTTGGCGCATATTCAAAGCCTGGTATTCTCAATGATTGTACCGTGAGTGCAAAAATGCTACCCGCTGAATTCAACAATCAGAACCTACAGCAGATTGCAGCTAAATTGTCAGCCCCGTTCGGGATCGATGTTGACGCGCGGTCAGATGTGGGGACCGCAATTGATAGAACATCCATTGCACCAGGTGAGAAAATTCTACCTTTCATCATAAAACACGCTCAACAGAAAAACCTTGTGGTTTCTGATTCTGAATCAGGAGCACTGGTATTGCAACGCGCAATCACAGAAGGTGAACCAGTATCGTATTTTCAAGAGGGTCTTGCACCACTTATCAATATTGCCCCTCAGTTCAACGAACAGGAGTATTACAGCGATATCACAGGAATTTCACCGACAATATTGGGCTTTCTTGGTGGTGAGGATTACACTGTAAAAAATACTCTTCTAAAAACTGCGTTCCGTCCTTTTGTATTTCAGGCTCCAGACGTTGACAATGGAACGCTTGAGGGAGCAGTCAAGGCCAAAATGTCACGAATGTTCGGTGCTGTGTGTAGTTATACACTCAATGTAGTAGGGTGGCGTGATCTGCAGGGTGAGTTGTGGCGAGAGAATACGCTTGTTGATATTCTTGCCCCGTCCGCGTACATAGAGAAGCGATACAGGTTCATTGTCAAAGATGTGATATTTTCACAGGATGAAAACAAAAAAACGGCACAACTAACAGTAGTCATGCCAGGCGCGTATTCTGGAAACATCCCCGCCACACTGCCTTGGGATTCTTAAAAGATTTTTTTAACCACTAATTAACACTAATCTTCGCTAATTTTTTATTGGTTATATTAAAACACTTTAGATTTAACTGACGTGTACTTAACTTCACACAGTTCAACACTTTTAAAGGGGGAATTATCTCTGGTTTCACACATCTTAACATATTTATCGTAGCAACCTTTCGCTTCACTTTCTGACATTTCTATAGTTGACTCAACTGAAGCAGTCATAAAGTTACGAGTATATTTGACAACAAACTTATTCATAATTAATCTTCCTACTTAAAATTGGTTATCTGGGGCGGGACTCGAACCCGCACCGTCCCACACTTCAAGAGTGTGGCGCTCTCCATGTTGAGCTACCCAGATATTGTTTTGTTATGTTATTTTAAAAACTGAAACACTATGACTTTGAATACGTGTTTTATATTCAAGAATTGCACACGTTGTATTATGAGGATTTTCCCACTTTCGCCACTCTTCTAATGGGTAACCCATCTCATTTGCAAATGATTGACATGCTAACATTGAATCTTCAAGAGATTCAAAGAACTCCATTTGAAAATCACATGAGCAGTCATTAAATAAAACCGCATATTCTTTCATTTTTCTTTTCCTTTTTTGTTAGGAAGTATTCATCTTTCATACTTCCAATTTCATATTTGTGTATCTTGCCTTGGTTTAATTATAGCCGTCTTTCTGTCTATTGTCTAGCCTTATTATTTTTTATTTTAATATTTTGACTTAATGACTCTCGACTGATTGACTGACTTGGTTTGTGAGTTGTTGATTTAGATGATTTACGTGGTAGATTAATAGTTCTTTTAATTAAACATTCAAAATTAAGAATTAAAAATTATCATGATAGCTTACGTAAAATCATTTGAGCGCGTTAAGAAAGGTGATGCGAACATAACTGACGTGTTAGTTGATCCAGGTGGGAAAGCTCTTATCAATCCTGAGCATTTCGCGGCTTGTGGTGACGATTCGCCACCGCTTGATACTGACTATGCTATATTGGTTCCAACTGGTAGAAGCGGGGTTTTTGCTGTTGCCGGTTATGTGGATCCTAAAAACACTCAGGATGCGAAAGGCGGGGAAAAGAGACTATATGCACGGGATTCTGAAGGTAATGTTGTTTCTGTAATTTGGATGAAAAACGATGGAACTGTGGTTGTTGAGAATGAAAATGCAACATCTGTCACTAAACCTGACGGTGAGATTAGTAATACAAACGCAGGCGGTTATTTTAAACTTGAAGCAGGCGGGACTTTTGAAGTTAATGGCGTTAAAATCCTACCTGATGGTACCATAATAACACCGAAAGAGGTCCAAACACCTAAAATTAAAGTTAATGGTAAAGAGATCGACGAACATAATCATAACGAGACTGGTACTGTTACTGGTCCTAATAATTAAATATTGTTAGTCACCTAATTAACCGAATTACGCTAATTTTAAAAAGAGAGTGAGGACCCTTTATCAAAAAAATTAGTGCAATTCGGTTAATTCGGTGACAAAAAAGGTTTTATTTAAAAATGGAAATTAAAAATTACACCGAAGGTGACGTATTTCTTTTTCAGAGTCTTGACGATGGTGAGATCATTGTTGAGGGTGGACTCATGGAGATGGATGAAGGTTTGCGGACTTCTGTTTATCTGGCCACGTTCGGTGGCAATGAGAACGATTCGGGCGCGGAAAATGACCCCAATGAGTGGTGGGGCAACAAGATGGAGACGGATCCGGACTTTAAATATAGGGCTGAAACTCAGTATGCAATCGGCAAGCTAACACCGAGTTCTGTAAATTTAGGTAAGCTTGAAGATGCAGCGGTGAGAGATTGTCAATATCTGATTAATAAAGGATATGCAACAAGTGTTACCGCAGTTGCTACCATTCCTGAATTGAATAAAGTGAAACTTGATATTATAATAGTAACTCTTGATGGAGTTGAAAAAACTTTTAATTTTACAGAAACGTGGAGCTCTTAATATATGCCTAGCCTTGAGACACCTTCTACAGCAGATGTAAATCAGCTGATTATTTCGCAACTTGAGACCGCATTTAATCAGAAAATACCGCTGTTACCACGCGCGTTCAATCGCGTTATTGCCAAAATTCTGGCGGCCGTATATATTACTCTTTGGAAATATTGCGGGTTTATCTTCTTTCAAATGTTTGTGAAAACTGCAGCATTTGATTATACAGAGATCAACGGGCAACAAATTAGCCCATTACGTGCATGGGGAGACCTGAAAGGTGTTGAACCACCTGGTACAGGAAGCAATGCAGAACTTGAGATAGAGATAATTGTAAATAGTCAGACAGACAGCCTCTATGCAGGTTCGCAACTGGTTAATAATAATACTGGTGTAACCTATATAACGCTTGCTGATGTTCTTCTCGATGCTCCGACTGTGTTCGCTGAGATCCGCGCTGTAAATGATCAGGCAGGGAACGGTGGTGTAGGTACTATAGGTAACCTTGAGATTGGTACTGAGATTAATTTTGTTAACGCATTGCCGAATATTAACAAGACTGCTGTTGTAACTGATCAGTTAATAACTGGTGCAGATGCTGAAGATAAAGAAGTATACCGTGGTCGCGTTTTAGATGCGTGGCAGAAAGTGCCACAAGGCGGGGCATATGTAGACTATGAGAAGTGGGGTGAAGAGGCACCTGGTATAATCAATGTTTATCCTTACAGCGGATCGTGTCCGGGACAGGTTGAATTGTATTGTGAAGCAACTCCTGAGAGTAGCGGGAATGCCGACGGTATACCTACTCAGGCTCAGCTTAATGAGGTTCTGGACGATTATATAAATAAGGACGTATCAGGACTTGCAAGCAGGCGCAACGCAAACGCACTACCAAATACATTCGGTATAACCCGCAACGGCTGGAAAGTAAACGTGATTGGGATTCTCGATGTTGATAGTCTATCGGCAACGTATAACGATATTCAGAACGGTCTTATTGAGTATTTCACAGATAAAGCACCTTTTATTGCCGGATTAACTATTCCACCGCGTCTTGATAGAATTAATGAATCGGCAATTGCTGGTGTGGTTGAGGATATTGTAAGCGCGCATGGTGGTATATTTGACAGTGTTGAAGTATTCCGTCAGGTAGAGTCTTTGACTGATTCCGTGTTTACAAATAAAGAGTTTGATTTTAGCGTTGAATTAACGAATGCAATTGATTCTAAGTTTAACGATGATGGATTCAAGATATTCTTACTCAGTGCAACTGGTGTAATATATGAATATGACCTAACCACCGCATTTGATCCAGACACAATGAGCTATTCAGGTAATAGTTTTGACGTATCAACGCAGGTTGCAGACCCTAAAGCGTTCGCATTCTCAAGTAGCGGATCAAAGCTGATTGTTTTGGGTGATTCACAGCTTATACAATCATATGAGTTATCAAACGGATATGATTTTTCAAACCCTGTAATCTACACCGCGCGGTCTCTTGATGTTTCGGTTCAGCTAGGCGCTGCTTTACCTTATGCGGTTACATTTGATACACTTGGACGCAATATCTTTGTTGGAGCAAATGACGGGAATATATACAGTTATAACACCACGTCTCCATTTAGTATTATTGGCGCAAATTATACAGGGTTCAGCATTGACACAGGTGGTCAGGCAAGTTCTCCACGTTCGTTGACTTTTACCGATCGCGGTTTGAAATTCACAGTGTTGGACAGTAACGGGACCGCATATGAATATAAATGTGGTGTGCCGTTCGATTTTGGGTCCGTAGTGGTTTATACTGGTAATTCATTTTTGGCAACTGGTCAAGACAATTCACCGCAGTCTGTTATTTACAACAACGATAAGAGCCGGCTATTTGTAACAGGTGATCAGTTTAATAAAGTATATGAATACGAGACAGGTTCCGTTGATGAACAATTGACAGAAGTGTACACACTTGGGAAAGGCGAAAAAGCAAAACTTGTAGAAGTGATTTACAGCTAATTTTAACCGCAAATGGACGCGAATAAACGCAAATATTTAGGGAAGTAAAACTAAAAAGAATTAACTTTCATTTGCGTCCATTTGCGTCCATTTGAGTTCATTTGCGGTTAAAAAAAGGTTTTTGAATA